TGGGAAAGGCACGAAACGGAGCCGGCCGGATATATCATTAGTCTGCTGGACAGAGTGGTTAGAGAAGATTTTGGCTGAAACCTGCCCACGAATTTGCCCACGATTTTCTGAAAAACAATGCGGGCGGTGGTTATAAGGGACAAGGCGACATGTTCGAACCCTGTTGGTCCCACTATAAAAAAAGCCCCGGAAACCTTGAAAAATAAGGCTTCCGGGGCTTTTGCTATGCCTGAAAATATAAGTGTAAATTATAGCCTAAAAATGGGGGTTTTAGAGATTTTGCCCACGGAATTGCCCACGAAATTGCCCACGGAAAATCAGGGCAGAAGCGCCGACAGATCAGCACTTGCGCGGGTCTTGGCGGCATCCATATCGAGTGCATGCTGGTAGATGGATTTCATGATGCTGTCGGTGGACCATCCTCCGAGAGCCTGCACCTGCTTGTCGGAGTATCCCAGATCGTGGAGATAGGAAGCGAAAAAGTGCCGGAGAGCGTGTAGACGGAAATGGGGCACACCTGCCCTGTCCTGTGCCCTCCGGAGAGCCTTGTACAAGTTATCCGGGTTGTACTTGTAGATGTATCCCTGTGCACGGATACGGTCTGCCAGATCGGCAGGGATGACCACGTAGCGGTCGCTGGCGGTGGTCTTCGTGGTTTTAATAACAAAATGCCTGTTCTTATCTTTCACGACCGCATGGGAGATGTGGAGCGTGTTTCCGTCCAGATCCTCCGGAGTGAGCGCACAGACCTCGGATCTGCGCAGGCCGAAGCAGCAGAGACGGATCGCAAGGTCGTGTTCCGTCCCGGCCAGAGCTTCCAGCGTGGCGCGGATCTCATCTGCAGATGGGATGTGTTGCACCGTTCGGATCCTCTGGGGGAGCTTCGGGGCCGGGAGCCGGATCCCATTGGACATAAGGACAGCGGAAATATAATGGGCATAGTTGGCCACGGTCTTTGGATTGCGTCCGGGAGTGAGATCATTGACGACCTGCTGCACATCTCTGGCGGTGATCTGCATCAGGGGCAGGTGGGAAAAGCTCTCCGGCAGCAGTCGCGCATATCGTTCATACTCCCGGAGAGTGGTCGCAGACAGGACATTGCTCTTGGATGCGTTATATTGGTCACAGGCGGCGCGAAAGGATCCGCGTGGACAGTTGGCAGGGGTCGAGGCGATCAGGGCAGCCATAAGCCGCACAGCCTCGCTGTGGGTGGGCTTATGATCCACGGTGAGACGGTAGCGGTGCCCGTGATCGGATTGGCTGATGCGGTAGGATCCGCTGGGGAGCTTTTCAATTGTCATGGCATCTTCTCCATCATTAAATTTACAATATCCTTATATTGGCCAGCCCGGTATAAAGTTAATAAGCGGAGCTCATCGCTGCTTAATAATGCAGCGATATAAGTTCCGGCACGTCTGTGAGATTTTATTCCAACAAAACGGGCATTTTTAGGGGTATTGACTGGTTTGGAAATGATAATCGTTCTTTTCTTGGACTCAAAGCCCATAACCCATTCAGGATCCACTTCGAAGGCCTTGGCGATCTTCTGAGCGTTTAAGTTTGACGGAGTATTCTTGCCGTTCACGTACTGGGACACGGAGCCAATATTGAGACCGGTTTTTTCTGCGAACTTTCTCTGACTTCCACCACAGTGCGTATTGATGAGACTTTTGATCCTGTTGATGCTGGTTTTTTCGTACCTTGTCAGTTCTTTCGTCTTATTCATAAGGCACCCCCCTTTCGTGGGTTTATAATAACATATAACGGCGATAAATGCAAAATTTAACACAATTTAACATTTTGTGTTGACATAATAATTTAACTATGCTAAAGTGTTCCATGGAAGGAGGTGATATGGATGCCACGATACCCGAAACTTCGTGGGCGAATCGTTGAGATGTACGGGAACAATGAAAGATTTCGAGAGAAATTAGGAATCTCAAAGGTTTCGATATCAAAGAAGTTGAACGGTCTCACCGGTTTCTCCCAGGCTGACATTTTGAAATGGTCGGATCTGTTAAAGATCGACATCAATGATGTTGGAAGTTATTTTTTTGATAAAAATATTTAACTATGTTAAATTGAAGCAAAAAGAAAAAGCCACCCCGTGAGCCTGCAAGCATTCAGGATGGCGTAGCAAACAGCAATATCTTGTGCTGTCTTTAGTATGATACCACAAGAACTGCCGAAAATCAAGGAAAGGAGAGACGATGGCCAGATTAAGACCAACAACAGAGCAGCGGACCGCCAAAGCGTTCAGCCGCTGGGTAGCCGGATGGATCATGGAACTGGGTGAATCGCAGGAAGTGATCGCCGGGATCCTGGGGATCTCACAGCCTGCGGTGTCCGCCAAAATGCGCGGAAAGAGCGTGTGGACATTGGACGATATGGCTCTGATATGTGAGCATTTCGGGCGGTCGTACACGGTGGGAGCGGATGATTAGAGCAGTAATGGCAGCAGTCTACTTGTCAGTGGTGACGATCTTCGGGGAGCCGGTGGAGATGGAGACGATGCGGTGCACCTGCTACCTGCCGACCGGACACTGCACGGCAGACGGAACGGAACCATACGAGGGCATCATCGCCAGCAATCGGGATCATCTGGGAGATATGGCACTGCTCTACACGATGGACGGAGAGTATATCGGGATGTATGAGTGCAGGGATATCGGAGGCGGTCGGATGCTCCGGAACGGAACAGCGATAGATGTGTATCGTGACAATATGGACAGGGCGTGGGAGTGGATACATACCTACGGCGATTATGTCCGAGTGATATGGATAGAGGCGGAGGGGTGATATATGAGAACGACAATGCCACCAAAGGAACGGATCAGACTGCAGGCGGATATCTACAGAGATATGGCCAAGGATAACCAGCGCCTCCGGGAAGCCTACGAAGAGAAGAAGAAGACGGAAAGCTGGGCGGAGCACAGCTACAATGCTGCAGATGTCAGAGCGACCATCTACGAACTTGTGGCGAACAAGCTGGACGAGATCCTGGCAGACTGGGACGAGATGGACGAGAAGGAAAGGAAGGAAAGCATATGAGAGACGGAAAAATAGCCGTGGAAATTGATTTGAAGAAAATCGGAGCTGTTGCACTAATGGCAGCAGCGACATGGCTCGGTGTTAAGTGCGGAGAGGGGGAGACGCTGATGATCATCGTGCCGGCGTGTCTGGCCTACATCGCAGGAAAGGGGGCGCGGGAATGATGGAGATCGAGGAAGTCAAAGGAGTAGAGGATCCGGCAATAACATATGAGTATGTCAAGGGAATACTGGGCGATCTGGACAAGATGGCGCTGTATCTTGTGAAACAAGATAGGCTTGATGAGGAAAAAGTAAGGCTTGACGCGATGCTCCCAAGAGCAAAGGATCTGATCCGCAAGGAGCTGAACGTGAGACTGCTGGAACTGCGGGCAGAGATCCGGGAACAGCTCGATAAGGACGAACGGCAGCAGCTGAAACTGCCGGAACCGGCGGAAGAGAAGGCGGAAGGACCGGCAGCAGGGATTCCAAAGAACGACTACCGCAGGCACCGGAACGGAAGCGAGGAGGATGACGGGAAGTGATCAAAGTAGATAAAGGCAAAGTGGAGGTCGTAGGGAAAAGCTCGGAAGTATTAGCAGAAATAATGAATGTCTGCAGTGAATTGAAAAAAAGAATCCCGGAGGAAATGTGGGATGCGTTTGCGCATTATTTTGTGGAAGAACTGACAGATGTAAGGATCTACGAAACTGCGGGAGAGACGGCAATCTGCAAGGATATGATGAATTTAACGATCGGGCTTGCTTACGTGCTCCGGCAGATATCGAAACAATATGAAGCCGACCGGGAAAAGATAATCAAGCTGGCGCTTGAACTGGCCGACGATCTCCTGCAGTACGGGGACGTGGCGGTCTTAAATAGAGCAGACGACCTCTTGAAGATGGGGGGAGATGGATGAGCGAGGAAGGAAATGCAAGGAACCCGCCGAAGCGCCTGACGGTCAGAGAGGCCCTGAAGCAGGATATCACGGATCTGATGCAAAAGGCTCTGGAAAATGCCATTAACAAGAGATACCGGCCGGCGGTGCTCTGCAAGGATCAGGCGGACACACTGTTCCAGTGGGGCATCCGGCGCGGTCTGCTTGACGAAGAGGACAGGATCCACTTTTACGGCGACCGGCACCTGAAAGGCGGCAAGGAAGATTATACGCCGGGGATCTTCCAGGAAGAGATCGAAGCGAAGTGCCGGAAGATCATCGACTACGACGATATTGAGGCGGAAGTGATCCGCAGGACGGGGAACATATTGGACCGTGCCCTCATGGTGATCGATTCCAGGGAGACGCGGGCAAAAATAAAGAAAGTATTTGAAGACATACCGAGGGTTTAATGTATGGCAGAGAAAAGCTACGAAATTGAAGAAGAACTGGCAGTCCTGTCCGTAAAGGGGGAGCACGTGACAGTCGAGGCCAATATGATCTCCTACCGGGGCGGAAGGCCAAAGCTGGACATCCGCAAATGGTATCGGGAGGATCTGGAAGAGCACGACCACAGCAAGGACGTGATGTGGAAGGGGATCACGCTCTCCTGGGAAGAGACACAGAAGCTGAAAGAAGTGCTGAATGAGCTGTCGGAGATGAATTTCAAATGAATGAGATACGCATCTATCTGAAAGAGGAAATGACATCCAGAGAAGCAGGCGTCGGAACCTACTATATGACATTCATGGCAGACGGAGAGTGGCGGGAACCGCCGGAGTCGGAGAAGTGGCTGGAGATCCAGCGGAAGCGCTGCAGAGCGTTTTACACCAAGCAGAGCCGCATGGAAGTGATGCTGCTTACGCTGGCACTGCAGGAACTGAAAGGAAAGAGCCGTGTGGAAGTCTTCTGCGAGACGCAGTACCTTGCGGCATATATACGGAACTGGATGCCGTTATGGAAGGAAAAGGGCTGGGTGGATTCCAAGGGGGAGCCGGTTGCACCGGAGTTTATCGAACTCGATGCGGAACTGCAAAAGCACGAACTGAAAGACATCACGGAAGGCCGGCACGAATACTATACGGGACTGGAAACGGAATTGCACAGCGCACTCCACTACCCACAATATGGAGTGATGCTCAAAGTATAAGAAAGGGGATAATGTATGTTTGACAAGTTTGGCGAATTTGACACCTACGAAGAACTCAACAAGGCGGCAGACGGCCAGAAGACACAGGGCGATATCGAAGCACTGAAAGAACTGGCAGCGGAGAACGGCATCGATCCGGGAGACGTAGAGGACTACGTGGACGGAGTGATCCCGGAACTCTGTACAGCCAAGACCGCAGCACTCGGAAAGCTGTCCGTGGAGATCGCGGACATTAAAGCATCCGAGATCGTGCAGGACTGGATCGACTACATCCAGGCGTCCGCGATGGAAGACCTGCAGATGTCCGTAGCGATCCGGAAGAAGGGCAAGAGCCTGATCGGATGCATCGGTGCAATGCTCAAATGGTCGTATAACGCAAAGTACAAGGTGGACGAACGCATCATCAAGGCATCGGGAATTGGAAAGATCGGTATGGAGATATATTTGGGGATGCCAGGAATGGCTTCCGCAAAGAAAATCATCCGGGAATACTACATGGAGGGCTGACGATGAAACTGCGGAAAATACCGGAAAAGGCGTACAAGTACGCAGAGAGCCTGTTTTATCTCAAAGGCCAGCTGCAGTACAAGCGGAAGGGCAGACATCTCTCTGTGTTTTGTACAGCCTGCGGGACACGATACGAGGGTGTGACGGAGCTGGGCGACACACTGGAGCAGAGGGCGCTGGAGAAGCTGCTGGACACGCCGGTGTCCGGAGAGATCGGCACCTGTCCGATCTGCAAAGCCAAGGCACAGTACAAGGCAATTGGTCGGATCAAAAAAGACTACTCAAATTGGGTCGGGTGGATGATCGGACAGAGGATGGGGCAGGACTTCATCTTCCGGATCATCGAGACCGAGCAGAGAACGTGGAAGGAAGGAAAGACAACATACACGCATCAGGAATATGGCCGGGTGTATCTGCAGAAGGGAAAGAAGGCAGAACGGACATATCTGTACTATAGCGGATGGACCGGGCAGACATCGTGGTATTCCGGTTACTTTAGCAGCAAATCAATATACGTAAGTAATATTTACCCGGACACCTACAAGGAGATCCAAAAGACACCGATGCTCAAATACGGCATCCCGGAACGCTGGAACCTGATCGACTACTACTCAGCATTTAGTAGGTACCCGGACATGGAAATGGTCCAGAAGCTGGGGATGGATGCACTGCTCCGCAGGCTGATCGCCGGCACCGGTGCTAACATCAACCCCAAGGGAAAGACGATCTGGGACAGGCTGCGGATCTACAAAGAGCGTATGCCGATGCTCAAAGAGTCCGGCGGTTCGCTTCTGGGCGTGCTGCAGAATGAACGGAGACTGAAAGAGCACTGGACACAGAAGCAGATGGACATTGAGATGTACCTGCAGGGATACGTCTGGAACAATAACGACAGGGATGTGGTGCGTGAAATCTTAAAGCACACGACACTGGATAAGCTCAAGAAGTACCGGAAAGAACAGGAACAGAAACACATAGCATTCCAGATCTATCTCGATTATATCCGGATGAAACGGCGGGCAGGATACGACATCGGGAACTCTATCGCACTATTCCCGAAGGATCTCCGAAGACGGCACGATGAAATGGTGCTGGAGCTGGAGCGGGAGAAGATGGAGAAACGGAAAGCGGAAGCCCTGCAGAAGTATGTGGGGATCGCTGAAAGGTACAATAAACTGGACAGGAAATACAGAGCAGAGCTTGGGGAGTACATCATCCGACCGGCCAGGAATGCAGCGGAGATCATCGAAGAGGGCCGTGTGTTGCACCATTGTGTCGGCGGGGACAACTACCTGTCCGCACACGCCAAAGGAACGGGGATCATCCTCTTCCTGCGGAAAGCAGAGGAAGCAGAGACACCGTTCTGTACGATCGAGATCCGTGGAACAAAGATCGAGCAATGGTACGAGGCCTATGACCAGCAGCCGGACAAGGACATCCTGCAGCCACTGCTGGACAATTACGTAAAAGGATTGGAGGGGAAGAAACGTGGAAGAACACGCAATACAGTATCAGCAGAGCTATAACGATTTTAAGGCAGAACTCGATCACGAGATGCACCGGGCGGCGCAGGGGTTCGTGCGGATCGGATACCTGCTCCGCAAGGCAAGAGACACGGACATCCTGATCGACAGCCCGTACAAGAACGTGCTGGAGTTCGCGGAAAAAGAGTACGGACTCGATAAGTCACAGACCAGCCGTTTCATTGCAATCAATGAGCGTTTTGGGGATCCGGAAGATCCGGAACAGCTGGCGGAACAATATCGGCCATTTGGCGTGAAGAAACTGAATATGATGCTGATGCTCCCGGACAGCTTAAACGAAGAACTGACGGATGACTATACTGCTGCAGAGATCGCCGAGATCAAAGCAGAGGTGACGGAAGAGCAGAAGATCACACCGCTGGAAGTGATGGCAGAGGAACAGGATCACACAGATCTGTCGATGCTTGCACGGGTGCTGTACAAGATCGGCGAAGACGATCCCTGCATGATGATGGAACTGATGGGGACTGACTATTTGGGTTACATGACGGACGGAATGCGCCAGGAAAGACTGCTGGAGATCCTGGCACCGGCAGGCCAGAAGATGTACATGGCAAGAGTGCAGGGAGTCGGCAAGATGGCTCTGGTCATCAATGGCCGGAGGATCACGCTCACCAACGTCAGAGAAGACACCAAGGAAGAGCACACGTCGGAGGATATCGAGGAGTCGCTGGGAGAACTCTACAGAAGGAGCTGGACGAGTGAAGCGGTACCGGAGACAGCAAAGCAGATGTGGGAACTGATCTATCAGAAAGAAGTTCCGGAAGTTGCACCGGTGCAACAAAAGAAGGAGACCAAGGTAAGCACTCCGCCAAAACCGGAAAAGACCAAAACGGAACAAAAAACCGCAGAAAACGACAAAAAACCGCAAAAAACGGACGAAAACGAACAAAAAGCGGACGGAAAGCTGGACAGAGACGAACTGATTCCGGAACCGGTCGAAGAAGAGGAAGAAGAGGAAAAGAAAAACACGGTGACGGATCTGTCGAAGATCCCGGCAAGGGAATCAAAGGGCGAGGATAACACGGTGCGCGGATGGAAGGCAGGGCTGTCGCACGATATCGGAGCCTGTGAACGGCTGCTCCGGGATAAGCAGTACAGAGCACTGCGGACGAAGCTGGAGGGGATGCTGAACATCGTGAAGCGGATCATCGATTATACGGAGGGAGAGCAATGAGAGAGAACAAGCTGGTGGCACGTGATGCTGTATGCATGTACTGCGGACAGCAGGCCGTGGTGATGGTAGCAGAGGGCAAGGAGTACACAGAGGCAGAACTGAACAAGATTGCGACAATGGACTGCACCTGTGCCGGGGCAGAGGATGAAAAGAAGATCGAGTCCAAAAAAACGGACGCACAGGATGCGATCGAGATGATCCTGGCCAAGAAGAACAAGAAGACAGTCGCCCAGGTGATGCTGGCAGCAGTGGACGGAATGGCACGGGACCGGATCAAGAAGGTGAGCATCAACATCGACGGAGAGACCACCTGCAGTATGTATCAGAAGGGCGGGAAGATCATCGTGGAGAGCAGACGGACAGAGGTGGAATACTCGGACGGGGAGGCGACAGAATGACACTTGATGAAGCAATTAAACGCGCAGAGGAAGTTATGGTCGAAAATTTGGAAAAGACCAAAGACAGAAATGCAAGTGATCCGATAGCAATAAGCTGTGGAGAGTGCGCAGATGAACACCGTCAGCTTGCGGAATGGCTGAAAGACTATAAGCGACTGAAAGAGCAAGAGCCGATTGATTGCGCAAATGCAGAACATGACGTAGATGGATGTCTAGGATACTCGACCGACAGAGGAGGTTATTCATATTGTCAGACGTGCCTTGAATGCCCTAAAGCGAGCATAAATAACTGGGATAAAGAGCAAGACAAACCGACTGGGACTTATGAAGAAATGGTAACATTTCAGCTTGGGCTAATAGCTACAATGCTTGCAGATATATCCAAAAGCCTTGCAATCCTTGCGGATAAGGCAGAAGGGAGCGAGGAATGAAGATATTACATTGCGATAGTTGTCACGCAGAAGTAAATGATTATTCGCACTGGTACAACGATGAACAGCCAAGAAATATGTATGAATTGAAATGCATACACGAAAGCGGTTCTGATACATTCGATGGATTGATTATATGTCATGAGTGTATTGCGAAATTACTTCATTTACGACCTAAAACTACACAAGACAGAAGGGACATGAAAAAAGAGTGAAATCCATCATCCAAGACAAGAGATCCGGCCGCTGCTATATCTGTGAGCACTGGCGGAACGATGACAGCATCAGGAGCAATCTGGAAGAGCATCACATCTTCTACGGCCCGAACCGCAAGCTGGCGGAACGGTACGGATTGAAGGTGATGCTCTGCAGATATCACCACCAGGGAGACATCCACGGAGCACACGATGCCATCCACAACAATCCGGACAAGACAAACGATATCAGACTGAAACAGATCGGACAGCAGGCCTGGGAAAAGAAGTATGCAAAGGCAGAGGCCGGAACGGAGGAAGCGCATCAGGAGTTCCGTGGGATATTCGGAAAGAATTATATGTGAGGATATATGAACAAGATCGAAGATATGCTGATCAAGCGGGGGATCTGCATAAAGTGCGGACTGGCAAAAGCAAGAGAAGGCAGATATATGTGTAGTTGGTGTTTAAAGGAAGAAGAGATGAAGCCAAAGAAGAGCAATTATATTCGGGCGATATGGAACGAGCCAAAACCGGAAAAGAAGGAAAAGAAGCAGAAGAAGTACACGCTGGACGAAGTATGCCAGATGGCAAGGGAGCGCGGCATATCATATGGCCAGATGGTGATCCTATTGGAGAAGGGGAAGAAATGATCGGATTCAAAATACCGGGCGGGGGATGCAAGGATATCCAGAAGAAGGAACGGGAACGCTTCGGGCGGGCAGAGTGTCCATATTGCAATCAGAGGCACTTCTGGAAGAGAAGCGACAAATGGCAGTTATTAAAGACAGGCCAGTTGGATGTGATCTGCCGGAGATGCGGAGAAATGTACTGGGTAGTGCTGAATGTGGACGGAATAGGAACGCACATCCGGGCGAACAGGAGGGAAGGATGACACTTGATGAAGCAATCAAACACGCAGAGGAAGTGGCAGAAAAGAATGAGCGAAGGGCAGAATCTGTAAGAAACAGACCTATATCGTCAGCGGATTTTTATCATGAGGAAGAATCATGCAGTAAATGTGCCACAGAACACAGACAGCTTGCGGAATGGCTAAAAGAGTTAAAAAGACACAGAGAAGCGTGGATGAATGTTGTATCAGAAGTAGATCAGCATACAGAGATACATAGTGACGGTGAATTTTATATCAAGAATTTTGATGTGAAGAAAATCGTAGCAGAGTACAGACCAAAGGATGGGACAAATGATCAAAGTACAATGTGACAGATGCAAGAGAGAGATCGAACCAAAGGCAGACATCGGCTATATGTCGTGGTGCTTTAAGGAAGGCGGCGTGGATGGAGATCTGGGAGAGAACATCCTGGAAGGGCAGCACTTTTGCGAACGATGCATGGATCGGATCATGAAGATCATCTGCAATTTTGACGACGAAGAGCAGGCAGAGAGGAAAAAGCCGTATGAGAAGCCGGAGATCATCGAAGTGAAGAAAAGAAATACAGGCTGCCGATTGGGAAGCATAACCAAACAAAGGATCCTCGAATTAAGCGAGGAAGGAAAGAACGCGAAAGAGATTGCGGAAGAGATGAAGATGGACTATAAGCAGGTGAAGAACTGCATATATTACGAAAGAAAGAAGGCGGGTGGATGATGTATTGTACAGAAGCGGAGCCGGTCGGGATCGACTGGAGTGAACTGGATGAGAAGAAAAGGCAGCACAGGCGGGAGATCGTGAAGAAGAGCCAGAGACGGCGCAGAGCAAAAGCAAGGAAGACGGGAATGTGCTCTCAATGCTGCAAGGGCATACCGGAGAAGGGGCGCAAGACCTGTCCGGCGTGTCTGGAGAAGGCAAGAGAAAAGATGAGACGGAAGAGGAAATCTTCTATATAAAAGCAGTTCAAATTGAACATCCGGGGCGCAGGCCTTTAGAAGTGCTATATAACTATATTAAAGATAGGACACGAGGTATGGCTTTAGTAGAGAACAGATATGTATCATCATGGGGGATAGAGCATGTTTACATGTACAGAGGTTCCTATGGGGGAAAACATGAGAAGCGGGCAGAGAGAAAGAAGGCCACCAAGGAGCAGATCCGTAAACAGAACCAGAAGAACAAAGAAAACAGAGTACGCAGAACGATACAGTTGAACTTTGATCAGGGAGACTGGTATCTGACACTGAAATATGCAGAGGGTACAAGACTGTCCATCGAAGAAGTGATGAAGCACTTCGGGAAGTTTGCCAGGATACTCCGGCAGCAGTACAGAAAGCATCACGCAGAGTTGAAGTATATGTACCGGGTAGAGATCGGGAGCAGAGGCGGCAAGCATATCCATGTGATCATCAACCGCCTTCCGGATCCGGATGCCGATCTGATCATCTCGGATGCGTGGACCAGAGCAAGGGGACTCACTCCGATCGAGATCGCACTGCAGGAAGGACTCTGCCCTGCAGATGGACTGGTGCATTTCACGCATATCCGCAGAGAAGGGAATGCAGAGGCCCTGGCAGACTATATGGTCAAGAAGCAGCCGTGGGAACTGGAAGACGGCACGGAGCTGACGAAGGAAGAGAAGAAGGCAACGAGCAAGTACGGATGCAGTAAGAATCTGCTGAGACCGGAGCCGGAAGTGATCGAGTACACACACAGAACGATGAAGCCGATCCTGGAGTTGGGAGCAGAAGGAATGAACACACAGCCCAACCGTTACCGCACGGAAGGCTATGTGGTGGATAAGAGCAGTTGGAAGCAGGGAGTCAATCCATTCACGGGATTGTCTTATTTGCGATACACAGAAGTGCCGATACCGGGAAGGAGGAAAGGATGGACTTCGGAGAATATGTCAGAAAAGCCAAAGCAGCGTTCCGGCCGAAACTGTACCGCGGATGTGAGAACTGTAGGCACTATGTTGGCAGGATGTGCATGCGGACGCAGGAAGAACTGACGATGGTATGCGAGCATTGGGAGGCGAAAGGTGAGAATAGACCAAGACAGTTGGAACATCATACAGAGAGTTCTGAGAAGATATCCGGATAACCTGAAGGAGCAGAAGGCGGATGGAGCATACAGGGAACGCATCGAGCGGGAGATCAAGGCGGTAGAACTGGCCCTGTCAATGCTGTCACCGGAAGAGCAGGAAGTGATCAGGGCGCGGTTCTTCCAGGACCGCCGCAGGAATGTATCGTATGAGCGGATCTTTGAACTGGGATATTCTGCCAGGCAGATGAGACGGATCACGCACCGGATGGTAGAGATGACGGGGCGTGCCCTGGGAGAAATACGATAAAACAGATTGCGTAAAATCAAAAAGCAACAAGCAACAAGAAAGATTGAAGCAGAAGAATAAACAATCTGCAGGAAGGAAAGCAGAAAGAAAAATTTGTGAGATCGTGATCCGGAATGTTCTCCGGCCACGCATATCCGCACGGAAGTCGAACAATGATCAGCGAGACGGTCATCTGAAAAGATGGCCGTTTTTTCATGTTTTTTTGTTGTATGGTTAAAGTGGTGATACAGATACACACGCGGCGATCCGGGCCGATGCCTGCTTTTCTTTCTCTGTGCTGCGCTTATTCAGAGAGAGATAGGTGCAGCGAAAGGGAGGAGATGGCACAGGACTTTGCGAAAACATTTTACAATACCGCCCGTTGGAAGAAGTGCAGGAACGCGTACATTCAAAAGCGATTGATGATTGACGGAGGATTGTGCGAAGAGTGTCACGACCAGCAAGGCTACATCGTCCATCACAAGATTACGATCAACGAAAGTAATGTGAACGATTGTGATGTTGTGTTGAACGAAAAGAACTTGATGTATGTTTGCAAAGCGTGTCACGATGCGTATGAAGGACACGGGGCCGGTGGGCACGGCAAAGCAAAAACCTTATGCACCTTCGACATATTTGGAAATCCGATCAGCAGTCGAGCGATCGACAAAGGGAGCGGCAAACCGGATGGAGCCGGTATCCCCCCCTATTCGCGACCTGAAGGGAGTCCGCCGAAGACCGACCGACCAGGCTGATGTAATGCGCACGTACACATGAGGGGGGTGTGGTATATGAATACCGCCGGAGGGAGACCTTCAATTAAGTCGAAAAAAACGAACAGTGCTCAAAAAGTCGAAAATGCGGAAAAAAACACCGCAATTTTGACGAAAAAAAGCACGAAAACGACAAAAAAGAAAACAACTCCCACGATAAAGAAGCCGCAAAGCCGCAAAAGCACGAAGAATGCAGCGCTTTCCGACGAGGAAAAAAGAGATAAGGCGATCCAGAACGAGGTCAAGCGCCTGACGGCAACGCTCAAAGGCATCTCAGCGGAGAAACGGCGGGCTGCGAAGGCGACGATCGAGGATGCGGCATTCCTGGCGGTATCGATGCAGGAACTGCGCCGGCAGATCACCAGAGAGGGGATGCAGGTAGAGTACAAAAATGGTGAAAACCAGTACGGAACAAAGCAGAGCCCGGCGGTGCTGAATTATCTCGCAATGAGTGCGAAGCTGACAGCAGCCACCAAGATCCTGCTGGAGTGCCTGCCAAAGACCGAGCAGAAGGTAGTGGATGATAAGTTTGATGATTTCATAGTGGAGCGTGGTGATGATTGATCGTTCGTTATCCGGATAACTACAACCCGATAAAGACCTACTGGGAACGGATCCAAAGCGGACAGGAAGTGGTCTGTGATAAGGTACGGCGCACATATCAGATGCTCGTAGAAAAACAGGAACATCCCGGAAAGTATCACTACAGCCCGAAACGGGCAAAACATATTATCGAGTTCTTTGAAAATTACTGTCATCATTCCAAGGGCAAGGTCGGCGGCCAGTTGGTCGTGCTGGAACTGTGGGAGAAAGCTCTCCTGGCAGCAGTATTTGGATTTGTGGACGATCAGGGATTGCGACAGTACCAGCGTGCGATACTGATCGTAGGAAAGAAGAACGGCAAGAGCCTGATAGCTTCCGGCGTAGGAACCTATATGCAGATCGCAGACGGCGAAGCCGGTCCGGAGGTGTATGCGGTAGCGACCAAACGAGACCAGGCCGGGATCATCTGGAAAGAAGCGAAGCGAATGGTGAACAAATCGCCGGCGCTGCTGAAACGGATCAAGCCGCTGGTCGGAGAACTTTCCAGCGAGAACTTTAATGCCGGCACATTCAAGCCGCTGGCATCAGACAGCAACACTCTGGATGGTCTGAATGTGCATTGTGCGCTGATGGATGAGATACACCAGTGGAAGAATGGCAGATTGCTTTATGACATCATAGCGGACGGTATCTCCGCAAGAGAACAGCCGCTGATCTTCATCACATCCACCGCAGGAACGGTTCGGGATGATATCTATGATGACATCTACGGAGAATGCGAGCGGATCATAGCAGGATACGGAGATCCGAACGGATACCGGGACGAAAGAACACTGGCTTTTGTGTACGAACTGGACAGAAGAGCCGAGTGGACGGACGAGAAGTGCTGGAAGAAAGCAAATCCGGGACTGGGAACGATCAAAAATCTGACAACGCTGCGGCACGAGGTGGAAAAAGCGAAGCAGGAACCGATTCGCGTGAAGAATCTCGTGTGTAAGCAGTTTAACATACGCGAAACATCCAGCGAAGCGTGGCTGACATTCGAACAGCTGGATAACAAAGAGACATTCGACATTGAAAAACTGAAACCGCGTTACGGAATAGGCGGGATCGACCTCTCATCAACGACAGATTTAACCTGCGCCACCATGATGTTTCAGATACGGGGAGATGATCGGGTTTACGTACACCAGATGTACTGGATTCCGGAGGATAATTTGGAAAAGAGGATCCACGAGGACAAGATCCCGTATGATATCTGGATCGATCAGGGCTGGTGCAGGCTGTCTCCGGGAAATAAGATCGACTATCGGCTGGTAGTGGAGTGGTTCGAAGAACAGCAGACGGCAAATGACATCTATCTCTGGAAATGCGGATATGATTCCTGGTCGGCACAGTATTTTGTGAGCGATATGGAAAACAAATTCGGCAAGAGCGTGATGGAGCCGGTGGTTCAGGGAAAGAAGACGCTGTCGGCACCGATGAAGAACCTGGGAGCCGACCTGGAGAAGAAGATCGTGATCTACAACAACAACCCGGTGCTGAAATGGTGTCTGATCAACACATCCGTGGATGTGGATAAAAACGACAATATACAGCCGATGAAGGTCACGGAAGGTCGGACGACACGAAGGATTGACGGTGTTGCATCGATGCTGGATGCATATGTGATCCGTGACAAGTACCTGGAAGAGTACAGCACGATAATGTGAGAGTTGCACCGGTGCAACAGGTGGAGATATGGGACTTTTCAATTTTGGAAATAAAGCGAGCAAAAAGGAAACAGAGAGAACCGTCTACAAGATGATCGTAGATCGCGGGAACGGTTTTTATTCCTGGAACGGGAAACTGTACCAGTCCGACATCGTGCGGGCCTGCATCAAACCGAGGACAAAAGCGATCGGGAAATGCGTAGCAAAGCATATCCGGACAACGGAAGTGAAGACGGAAGAGGGAACGCAGAAAAAAGTGGAGATCAATCCGCTGCTCAACATCCGCTTTCTGCTGGAAGAACCGAATGGCTATATGACCGGCCAGATGCTGCAGGAAAAGGTGGCGAACCAGCTTTCACTGAACGGGAATGCATTTGTCTACATCATGCGGGATACGAACGGACTGCCGGTGGGGCTGTATCCGGTCCCTGCATCAACGGTCGAAGCAAAGTATGACGAATACGGTGAACTGTGGTTGAAATTTTACTATGACAACGGGAAGAATGACATGATCCGATACACGGACATCATTCACATCCGGGACGATTACTACAGCAATGATCTCTTCGGCGACTGCCCGCAGGAGGCATTATCATCCGTGATGGATTGCGTGAATCTGTCGGATCAGGGGATGAAGAATGCAATCAAGAACAGCGCTGTGGTCCGCTGGATCCTGAAGTTTACACAGGCACTCCGCCCGGAAGATATGAAAGAAGCGACAAAACAGTTCGCAGACGATTACCTGGGGATCGACAAAGAGGGAAGTATCGGCGTAGCCGCGACCGACTCAAAGGCGGATGCCGTGCAGGTAACGCCGCACGATTATGTGCCGAATGCAGCACAGACAGATCGGCAGGTGAACCGCATTTATGCGTATTTCAATGTGAATGAAAAGATCGTTCACAGTACCTATACAGAGGATGAGTGGATCTCATATTATGAGCAGGCTGTGGAACCGATCGCAGCACAGATGGCGAGAGAATACACAAGGAAACTGTTTTCAAGACTGGAGAGATCCAGAGGGAATGCCATAGTGTTTGAATCAAGCGCACTGACCTTTGCAAGCATGAAAACAAAACTGAATCTGGTGCAGTTCGTGGATAGAGGAATAATGACACCGAATGAGGTGCGCGGATATCTGAATCTTGTGCCGATCGAAGGCGGAGATTCGGTACTGCTCAGGAAGGATACGGGAATCTTCGGAGAGGATCCGGAGGGAGGTGATATGAGTGAAGGAAATTGAGGTAAAAGGTACGATCGTTTCGAACGATGACAAAGAGATGTATGAGTGGTTCGGCATCGAGGCTACAGCGCCAAAAGACCTGGCGAAAGCGCTGAAGGAAGCGGGCGGAGACGAAGTGACGATCCTGCTCAATTCCGGAGGCGGCGATCTGATGGCGGGGAACGAAATGTACTCCGCGCTGAAGAGATACAACGGCAGCAGTACCGTAGAGATCACGGGCTTTGCTGCATCGGCGGCCACATTGATATGCTGCGGAGCGGATCAGTGCGTAGCGAATCCGGGAATCCAGTATATGATTCACAATGTGTCATCCTGGCAGGGCGGGGATCACAGAGATATGGAGACCATGGCAGAAGTCCTGCAGACTGCGGATATTTCCATATCCAACATCTACAGGCTGAAGACGGGACTCGAAGAAAAAGAGATCCTGAAGATGATGGCACACGGAACGCAGAACAACGGAATGTGGATGGACGCCAAAAAAGCGAAGGAACTGGGCTTCGTGGACAGAATAAAAGGAGATGACGGCAGTCTTTCTGAACAGCCGATCTCGATATACAACACCCTTTTCACTACGATACTCGGTGAGGAGGCAAAGGCAAAGTTCAGGGAGATGAAGCTGGAAGGCAACACCGATCTGAAAAGAAAACAAATGGCAAGGCAGCTTGACCTGCTAAAACTTCAAAGGAGGAGAGAAGGATGAAATTCAAGAACTACAAAGAGTACATGGAACTCAGAGACAACCTGCTGACAGAAGCCCAGAAGGCATCTGAGGAAGGCAACCAGGAAGAGTTCGATGCAAAGAGCAAAGAGATCACCGATCTGGATGCAGAGTGGGACGCTTTCGCTCAGAGACAGGCGAACCTGAATGCGCTGAAAGGTGCGCCGAAGGCACCGATGGCGATGGTAGAGCAGACCAACACCGTGATGACGGAACTGGTAGCAGACAGCGATATGGAATACCGCAAGGCATTCATGAACTATGTGCTGAAAGGTACACCGATCAAGATGCAGAACGGTACCGACTATCAGACCACCACATCCGATGTCGGCCCGGTGATCCCGACCACGATCATGAACCGTATCGTGGAGTTGATGGAATCTAACGGCAACATCCTGGCAAAAGTAACCCGTACCACATTCAAGGGCGGCGTGAAGGTGCCGGTATCCGCAGCAAAGCCGACCGCAGTATGGCTGGCAGAACGCGCAGGCGGCAACACCCAGAAGATGGATGTATCCGGCTCTGTAGTATTCGGTTATTACAAACTGAAGGTATCTGTTGCAGTATCCCTGATCGTGGAGAATGTGACTCTGGACATCTTCGAGAAGACGTTGTCTGCAAATATTGCAGAAGCAATGGTGAGAGCACTGGAAGACGCAATCATCAACGGTACCGGTTCCGGCCAGCCGAAGGGTATCCTGGCAGAGACCGCTGCAGCTACCATTGAGGCAGATGTAACCGCAAGCACCGGCGATGGCGTAACATACGCAACTCTGCTCGCGATGGAAGGCGCACTGCCGACCGCATATGAGAATGGCGCTGAATGGGTGATGAACAAGAAGTTCTTCTACAACTACATTCAGGCGATCGTTGATTCCAACGGCCAGCCGATCGCAAGAGTGGATGCTGGTATCGATGGCAAGCTGGTTCACACCATCTTCGGCCGTCCGGTAAACTTCACCGATCATATGGCAGTGCCGACCAACGACAATCCGACCGGTGTATTTGCTTTCATCGCAAAACTGGAAGACTACATGATCAACACGAACATGGGCGTTACCGTATCCAGATACGTTGACGAGTCCAGCGATGACACCGTGACCAAGGCGATCATGATCGCTGACGGTAAGATGATCGATACTCACTCCATCATTGCTCTGGAGCTGACATCGGACTGACATTAGCTGATTCTGATGACAGTGGGGACTACAGCGAAGAGGAACTGCAGAAACTCACGAAGAGACAGATTCAGGAGCTTGCCGCCGACCTGAATTACAGCATCAGCGGTAACACGAAGGCGGAATTGATCACCAGTTTCCTTGCAGCACAGACGGCGGCAGCCGGCAGCGGGCAGGGAGGCTGATAGCAGAGGGTTTTAAGGATGACCAATACCGAAGTTGTTGGATATGTCAAAAATGCAATGAGGATTACACACACAGCCTTGGATTCTACCCTTTCGGCTGATGTAGATGCGGGTGCGCTCGACGCTTTCGAGCGCGGCGTATCCGTGTTTACATTGGTTAATGATGTGCAGGTGATCCGGGATGATAAGTTGGTGCTCCAGCTTCTCGTTCTGTACTGCCAGGGCAAAGAAGATTACCAGGGCAAGGGAGATATGTACAGACGCGATTACAACGCGCTGTGCGACAGTATGAGCTTGTACAAAGGATACAAAGCGGATGCGAGATAAACTGATCACTCTGGTAACAAAAACCGGAACAACTTATGATGCGAGCGGATTTCCTACGGAGAATACGGAACAGAAACAGACAGTATTCGCCAGAGTGAAATCGGTACGGTCCAGCGAGTTTTATGAAGCGCTGCAAAGCAAAATAAAGTTGGAATATATATTTTGCGTGGATCCGGACGATTTCAAACTTGGATATTACACACCGCAGAGCGGAGCAACAGTGAAGCCGTGGGCGGTTGAGTATGAGAATGTCAGATACAAGATCATAAGGACATACCGTACGGATGCCGGAGAGATCGAAATATCCTGCGCGGAGGCAGAGTGATGGCACGGATGGATATTGAGTTTTCAGGAATATCAGAAATGTTGGTTGGCGGTGATGAACTGGCGGAGGAAATGTTGACCGAGGCCGCACCGATCATTGAAGACTCGATGAAGAAAAACCTGCGGAAAAGCATCGCACACAGTGGAGACTCGGAACTGGTCGATTCTGTGGCAGTAAGCAAGGCGAAGCAGGCAAAGAATGGAGCGTACATCATAAATGTAAACCCGAAAGGCCAATCAAAGACGAAAGTCTATCAGAGAGGCAAGAAGGGACGCAAGCATCCGGTATCCAACGCATTGAAAGCAATCTGGCTGGAATATGGCATACCGGGACATCAATCTCCGAAGCCGTGGCTTGCAGCGACAACGAACGATGCAGAGGCAAAGGTGCTGGATAAGATGCAGGAAGTCTACGACAAGAGGACACAGTCATGAACCTTAACCCGAAACTGATCGAGATCGGAACACAAATCGGACTGCCGGTCGCTCAGGATATCTACGAAGGGAAAGCGGATAAATATATCACATTCACCTACGAAGACGAACGGAGCGGACTGGATGCGGACAACGGATGGGATGAAACCACCGTACAGATGCAGGTACAGCTCATCACACCGGTCAAGTACAACTATTTCGCATACAAAGACCAGTTAAAAACCTTGTTGGAACAATATGATTTCTCAGTAGAGCGGATCCAGTCGTGGCTTACAGACACACTGACCGGAACCGATCGTGTGAGACAAACAATATTCTCGGTATATTATACCGGATCACAAACTTAAAGGAGGATATAAAAATGGCTTACTATGGACTTTCCAATCCGTACATGGCTGGACTTGATGCTTCTGCTGAAACCTATAGCGGCGGTTTCCGCTGCGGTAAAGCGATCAGCACAGCCGTAACACCGAACTACTCCAGCGCATCTCTGTATGCTGATAACAGTGAAGCAGAGCGCGTGGATGAGTTCGTGAATGCAAATGTAACTGTAGGCACCGACAGACTGCCGGCAAACGCAGCAAATGCTCTGTTTGGCCACACTGTAACATCCGGAGAAGAGACCGACAATGCAGAGGATGCTAATGCATACGTTGGCTATGGCTTCTGGGTATCCAAGATGGAAGATGGCAAGAAGACCTACCGTGGCGTAGTCCTGGCAAAAGTGAAGTTCACTGAAGGCGAGGAGAGCTACCAGACGAAGGGCGATCAGATCACCTTCCAGACTCCGCAGTTGACGGGATCCGCGACTGCTCTGTCTAATGGTAATTGGAGATACAAGTCTCCGGACTTCCCGACCGAGATCAATGCAGATGCATGGATTCGTACAAAACTGGGCATGACTGTTACCTATTCCGAAGTAACCAATCCGGCAAGTGGAGCAAACCCGGCAGCAGAAGGATGGTATGAGCGTACCGGCACAGAAGGCAGCTATGTATATACTCTGACTACAAAGACGACTGTCGGCTCTGACACTTTCTACAAGGCAGACGCATACAGCCCCAGCTGATCCCCGCAAGGATCCCCCATATTCGCCGCTTCCTGCATTGCAAGCAGGGGGCGGCACTTTAAGAGGATGAAGGATGGAATTAACAAGGATACCGATTGACGGAAAGATGCTGCCGATACGCATTGACTTGAACGTATTGGATCAGATTGAAGAGCGATACGAGACAAAACAGAAATTTCAACAGGAACTACTCGGATTTAGATTTAAGCGCGGAGAGGATGGAAGGTATGAGCGAACCGAAGACGGAAGGATCGCAATCGAATATGTAAAACCATCACTCAAGGCACTTATTTTTATTTTACCGCGCATGATCAATGAGGGACTGAAAGCAGAGGCATACGATACCGGGAAGGCATACGAACCGCTGGAAGCAGAATGGATCATTGCGGCATGCGAGATGGATCGCGAGTACCTGTATTCCGTAATAAATGACGAGCTTAAGAGGTGTGAGCGAGTAAAAAAAGATATGCCAGGCAAGGCAAGCAAGAAGAACAGCAACCCCTAGACTTTGCCTGGATCAAGTATGTTGCATTACAGATGGGGCTGTCATATCGCGACTGGGGGCTGTTATATTACGGCGAGTTCCGCGATATGCTGGAAGAATTCAAGAAACACCATAACGCGATTGTAAAGGGATCCACCTATATGATCGCCGAAGAAGAGCAGACGGCAGATATTGATGATCTGTGAGGATAGATAGATGGCTAAGAAGGGCACGATCGGGACAAAGATAGTCCTGGAAGGCGTAAATGAATATAACAAATCATTGAAGGACATTGCGGCAGAGGAAAAACTGCTCCAGTCCGAGATGAAAAAGACGCAGGCGGCATTCAAGGGGATGGAAGACTCCGAAGAAGCCCTGCGTAAAAAACAGGCCATTCTCACGGAGCAGGTCGAACTGCAGCGGAAGAAATACGAAGAGCATCGGAAGATGGTCGAGAACTCTGCGAAAGCACAGCAGGAGTATGCCAAGAGATCCGAAGAAGTGCGCTCGCAGTTGGAGAAGGAAGAAGCAACGCTGAAGCAGTTGCAGTCTTCCAGCGAGGCATCTGAAGAAGCAATAAAAGAGCAGGCGGAGGCGGTTGATAAACTCCGCGATGAACTGGCAAAGAGCGAAGCCGGATATGAGTCTGCAGGGAAGAAGATGCAGACCTACCAGACGAAGTGCAACGAAGCAGAGACCGGTCTGCTCGGATTAGAGCGTGAACTGGATGATACCACCAAGAAACTCGATTCCGTCGGCGATGAAGCAGATGAGAGTTCCGGCGAGATCAAGAAAGTGGGAAATGCCGCAAACGAATCGTCGGGAGATATCAGTGCATTCGGGGATGTCTTAAAGGCAAACCTGGCATCAGAGGTCATCATAGAAGGGCTGAAAGCACTCGCGAACGGTATAAAGAATGTGGCAACGAGTGCGATCGAGGTAGGATCATCGTTCGAGGCTTCTATGTCGCAGGTGGCGGCTACGATGGGAATCACCGCGCAGGAGATCCAGCAAGGCTCTGATGCATACGAACTGCTGGCGGCATCCGCAAAGGCTTGCGGTGAGGCTACGAAGTACAGCGCAACGGAAGCAGGCGAAGCATTGAACTATCTGGCGTTGGCCGGATACGATGCAGAGAAAGCGGCGGCGACTCTGCCGAAGGTACTCGACCTTGCGGCAGCAGGCGGTATGTCATTGGCTACCGCGTCAGACTTGGTGACGGACTCTATGGCCGCTCTGGGGATGGAAACGAGCGAACTGCAGAATTATATCGATGAGATGGCAAAAGCGTCCCAGAAGTCAAATACGAGCGTGCAACAGCTCGGTGAAGCGACTCTGGTATGCGCCGGTGCGGTATCTTCTGCAGGCGTTGACCTGGAAACGATGAACACCGCCCTGGGCGTATTGGCAAATAACGGTATCAAGGGAGCGGAAGGCGGTACGCATCTTCGCAATGTTCTGCTTTCACTGGCTGCCCCGACAGAGAATGCGGCAGTGCAGTTGAAGACATTAGGGGTTGAGACTGTAACTTCCGGAGGTGATCTGCGCAGTCTCGAAGCAATACTGATCGACCTGAATCACGCAATGTCCGGCATGGGCACGGCTGAAAAGACACAGGCCATCAAGAATATCTTCAATAAGACAGACATCGCTGCAGTGAACGCACTGTTAAAGAGCACTACAGGAGAGTTTGGCGCTCTGTATAAGGAGATCGAGAACTGTTCTGGAGCAGCATCGAACATGGCAGAGACCATGAACGATAATCTGAAGGGAAAGATCACGATCCTTGGTTCCACTTTGGAGGCACTGGGGATCTCTGCATACGAAGTATTTGATGAAGATCTGAAGCGTGGCGTGGAGACAGCCACGAACGCGGTGGCAAGACTCAACAAGGCCGTCAAAGAAGGCGATATGAACGCATCACTCAACAAGATGTCGGACTCACTTGGCGACTTTATTGAGAGAGGAGCGGAACTGGCGGAAGATCTGCTGCCGAAGGTGATCGATGCGGCGACATGGTGCTTGGACAACTTCCCGACCATTGCGGCGCTTGTTTCCGGTATCGTAGCGGCTAATCTTGCAATGAATACAATCGCACCGGTGATCCAGATGGCACAGGCGGCGTGGATCGCATACACGACAGCGGAAGAAGGCGCAACGGCAGCGCAGGCGGCTTTCAATGCGGTGGCATCCGCGAACCCGATCGGCATTCTGGTGGCAGGCATCGCAGCACTAACAGCCGGAATGATCGCATACAGCGCACTGGCAGACGATAGCGTCAAAGAGACCAGCAGACTGACAGAAGAGCAGAAGAAACTGGCTGAAAGCGCAAAGAATGTTTCTGACTCAATCAAGAAAGCAGCAGACAGCCGAAAGGAAGACATTCAGAACATTGACATCCAAAAGAAACATACGACGGATCTGATCAATGAACTGAAATCCTATCAGAACAGTTCCGGACAGGTGGTCCGTGAGCAGGAGAGAGCGAAGCAGATCGTGGAGGAACTAAACACACTGCTCCCGGATCTGTGCCTGTATTACAACGAAGAGACGATATCGTTAAGCCAGTCCACGGAAGAACTGCAGCGGAATACCGAAGCACTCTGGGCGCAGGCAGAGGCAGCAGCGTACCAGGAACACATGACCGAGATCATGAAGGAACGTATCGAGGTAGAGACCGAGATGGCGAAACTTCAGGATGAGTATACAGCAGCGCAGGAACGCCAGACAGAAGCACAGATGGCTTACCACGATGCACTGGACAAGCTGAACTCTATGGAAAACACCATGACGGAAGAGTATGCAGAACAGCTTGGACTGGTGACGCAGTTAGACTGGGCACGGCAGGAAGAAGCAAAGCGGTGCTCTGAAGTATGTGGGCCGTATGACGAACTGCAGGGCCGGTTGAATGAACTCGATGCAGAATATGAGATAGTGAATGGACGCATCGATGATGTCAATGAAACGATGGCCGAAGCAGAGGCTGCTGTTGAATCCTATGCAGGCACGACAGATTATCAGTTATCACTCACGGAAGAAGCCTACGATGATCTGCTGAAAGCGGTCAGCGACTCTATGCGTGGCCAGATGTCTCTGTGGGATGAATACGAGAAGGCGGAAGAACAGCATAAAGAAACACTGCTGAAGAATATGGCCGACCAGGTAGCGGGCATGCAGGACTGGGCGGATGATATGAAAGAACTCGCTGCCAGAGGTATCGACGAAGGACTTCTGCAGAGCCTGGCAGAAATGGGACCGCAGGGAGCCGGATATGTAAAAGCGTTCCTGGAAATGACGGATAAGGAACTCGCAGAGGCGAATAGGATGTATGCCGAAGCGATGAAACTGCCGACAGAAACTGCCGTAGAGGTGGCACAGACATACGAAGAAGTTGGCCTTCAAGCAAACCAGTATATGAAATCAGGCTTTGAAGTATCCGCGCGGGATGTTGCTGAAGAAGTCGGTTCGATGTTTGGTGAGATCGGACAGAACGCGGTGGAAGGAACTACCAAGGGGATCGAGGACTCGCTCCAGGATGTCAACGACGCAGGTCAGGATATAGGTGACGAACTGGCAGATGGAGCAGAGACATCACTTGATTCGCATTCGCCGTCGCTTAGGATGAAGGAGATCGGCATCAATGCCGTACTCGGATTGATCAACGGTATCGAAGAGGCGGCAATCGAAGCGGAAGAAGCATCTGCAGACACTGCGGATCTGATCGCGGAGACTTTCGAGAACAGAGCAGACGATAGTATATTCTACAACTTTGGCCGGGATGCGGTTGACGGTTTCATTGATGGTATGGAATCAAGAGCGAATGCGGCGGCCAGAGCAGCGCGGGAACTGGCGGAGACCATAACAGATACTTTCCGGTCAAAGATGAAGATCAGCAGTCCCTCCAAGGTGTTTGAGTACTTCGGCGAGATGACGGCAGAAGGTTTCGATGAAGGTTTCAAAAGCTACCTGCCGAAGATTGAAAATACAATGGACAGCCTGACACCGCAGATCGAAGAGAATACAACATCCAATGCGAACACATACAACAATAACAGCAATATCACGATCAATGTGACCGGAACGGAAGGACAGAGCGTGGAAGAGTTGGCCAATGCAGTTGAGGAACGGCTGAACGATAAGCTGAACAGCAAAGAGGGCATATACAGATGACAATCAAGAACTGGATCACATTCGGCGGTACAGACTGCCGGACATATAAGGTTTATATCAGCGGCAACGGCACATTTAACAGCCCGGAACGCGACGGCGCCAATGTGAGCATCCCGGGACGCAATGGAGATATATTCCTGGACAACGAGCGGTACAAGAACATTGATGTGAAGTACCCTGCATTTATCGCGGAAAACTTTTCGACAAACATGCAGAATTTCCGCAACGCCATACTGAGCAAGGTGGGATATCAGAGACTGGAAGATACCTACCATCCGGATGAGTTCCGCCTGGCCAGATACAAGGGCGGCCTCGATGTGAAACCGCTGAAGAGCCTGAAAGCCGGTGAGTTCAATATTGTTTTTAACTGTAAGCCACAAAGGTTCTTAAAGAGCGGGGAGACCGGTACGACATTCGCGGCAGCAGGCACGATCAGCAATCCAACGCTGATGACTGCAAAGCCGCTGATCCGGGTGGTAGGAAACGGCACACTGACGATCGGCACAACGGCCATCGCGATCGCAAATAACCAGACATACATTGATATCGACTGCGAGACGATGGAAGCATATTGTGGAAGCACGAATATGAACGCCAATATAACTTTGGACGGCGGGAAGTTCCCGGAACTGGTGCCCGGATCTAATAGCGTGAGCATTGGAACATTGACGAGCGCAACGATAACACCGAGGTGGTGGATACTGTGATCCCTATTCTGTTTGATAAAACCGAGACAACATTCACTTCGAACGGCATCGGCAGATTGTCGGATGCATTGTCGTGCATCGTTACTGAGGAACGGAATGGTCAGTATGAACTGAAGATGGTATATCCGATCACCGGAGTGCACTACTCCGAGATCACGCATTCACGCATCATCTTTGCACAGCCCGCGGAAGGAAAAAACAACCAGGCATTCCGCATCTACAAGATCACGAAGCCATCCGGCGGCCGTGTGACAGTATTGGCGCAGCATATCAGCTACCAACTGACCAATATCATCACATCACCGTTTGAAGGTGCTGGACCGAGTGAAGCGGCGGCAGGTATGAAAAGCAATGCATCGACTACTTGCCAATTCACGATCACGACCAACATCACATCGGCCACTCCGTTTAAGATTGAGACACCGACAAGTATCCGGAATGCTATCGGCGGAATGGAAGGCAGTTTTCTGGAGCTGTATGGCGGCGAGATTGAATGGGATATGTACAACGTATACATCAATACCGCCAGAGGTTCGAACCGTGGCAAGGTTGTTAGCTACGGCAAGAACATCACATCGATGCAGCAGGAAGAGAACATTGACAAGGTCATCACAGGTATCTATCCGTTTTATTCCGGAGATGAATATGTTGAACTGACGGAGAAGGTTCTAACGGTACAGACTACAGAGGTATATCCGTATCAGCGCATTCAGTCTCTGGACCTGACCAAGTATTTCGGTGATGTACCGAGCGAGTCGGAATTGCGGGAGCGTGCGCAGGAATATCTGACGAAGAACACCCTGGGCATCCCGAGATTGACGATCAAGGCAGCATTTATTGACGAAGATAATCATGTACCGGTCAATCTGTGCGATACGGTTACGGTATATTATGCACCGCTGGGAGTATCAATCCAGGCAGAAGTAGTCAAACTGGAATACAATGTGCTGCTGGAACGATATGAGACGATGACGGTCGGATCTGTGCAGGACAGTATCCTGGATGCCGTCATCACTACGGATAAGAAATCAGACAGCAACGGCAAAGCCATTGAGCGTGAGAAGGTCCAGACGGATGCCAAGATCCGAGAGACAAATGACAAGATTGACGAGATCACATATGACTATGTGGAGCCACAAGTGAAGAGCACTAGCAGCATATCTGCAGGTGGCGAAGCGATTGTGATGGCGTGTTATTTCAAAATTGAAAAAGCAACAAGAGTGCGCTTCGGTTCTACTATCACATTTGAGACTGCGCGAGATGGTCAGGACATGGTACATCTGCACGTTATCTACAATGTGGATGGTACAGAAATCAATCCTAACGATCCGCTCATTGAATACTATGATGATGGACAGCATATACTGACTCTGGACTTCTTAACAAGTCAACTGTCTGCAGGATCACATTCGTTCGGCGTGGCATTTGGAGTAACTGGGGGAACATTATCATGAATATATCAAGCGCATATCTATTCGGACGGCAGATCAGCCTGGGACAAGTCCCACCGCCTTATAAACCCTGGTGGTGGAATAGTCCGGGAGTGTTCCCGGTGCAGGCCGTCAATGGGTTTCTGCCGTATTGTGACAAGGATACATTCTTTTACGATGTATTCTACTATGTGGCAGGCATCAATGAAGATTATAGCGGTCACGATATTGGGTGTGATGCTTTTGAAATCACACAGACACTTCCATGGGGGTATGACAAGGCACAGCATAGTGGCAACCCTAGTTATTCTGCAGCATTCATTCCACTGATGGACAAAAACACCGGACAGAAATCAAACGACCGGCTGATGCTAGAGATGGCTTGGAACAAGTGCTTGCCGTATGTCGATGCAAACGATCCTGGATTATATGATGTAGATCTGTCAATGTGGATTTACACGGAACAGGGGCAATACCTGCCACTGCATCAGAACGGAAAGAAATCTGCCATCGGTATATTCAAACCGGATGGCGTACACGTATATATGGTTGCCGGAGTAGATACACTTCGAAAAGCAGATGATAGCCTGGAACTAGATATGGTATACGGAGGATTGATTCAGGATGTCGGATATGGTAATGGAAGTTCCTGTGTGCGTTGGGACTTCTGCGCATATAAACTCGTAAGGCTGTACAATTATGATTATATCATCGATACTTCGTGGTATGATCCACCAACACCATAAATTTTAGGAGGTAGAAAAAATGGCATTTGACAAACCGCAGAGCAGAAATGAAGCAATCCTGCAGAACATGCTCGGGGCGAATAATGAACTGGAGCCGCCGAAGAGCAGAGTAGAAGCATTGCTGCAGGACATCGCAGGCCAGATGCCGGAGGCGAACCCGAGCGAGGGCACGACCACCGGAACGCTGGAAAGATTAAAGATCGGGGATAAAATCTACACCGTGGAAGGTGGCGGAAGTGGCACATCTGATTATGATGCCTTGAATAACAAACCGCAGATCGCGGGTACCACACTGTCCGGGAATAAGTCTCTGGCAGATCTTGGCATTGCCAGTGCTTCCACAGTATCCGGTATACTTGATGGTGCGTCTATTGACAGCTTTGCAGATGTTGAGACAGCACTCGCTGGCAAGCAGGGTACGCTGACGTTTGATGGCGCGCCGACAAGTGAAAGCACAAACCCGGTGACGTCTGGTGGTGTGTATACTGCGCTTGCTGGAAAGGTAGATAAAACGTCTGTAGGTGTAGCAAGTGGTGTTGCGGAACTGGACTCAAACGGAAAAGTTCCGTCTGCACAGTTACCGTCCTATGTGGATGATACAGTTGAGGGATATCTCTACAATGAAAAATGGTATAGTGATGCGCAGCACACTACGGAAGTCGCCGGAGAAACTGGGAAGATTTATGTGGAGCTGGAGACAAACAAAACATATCGTTGGAGTGGTTCCACTTTTGTGGAAATCTCGGAGAGCTTGGCACTCGGCGAAACCAGCAGTACAGCGTATGCAGGAAACAAGGGAAAGGCAAATGCTGATGCGATCGCCGCAATCAAAGATGGTGCGTCTATTGACAGCTTTGCAGATGTTGAGACGGCACTTGCTGGCAAGCAGGATACGCTGACGTTTGATAATACGCCTACGGAAAACAGCACCAATCCCGTAAAGAGTGGCGGAATATATTCTGGCCTGGCTGGAAAGGCAGACACAGGCATCGTGGCAGATGACTTTGATTCTACGGCATCCTATGTGATCGGAAACTATTGCATAGAGAATGGCAAGCTGTACAGATTCAAGGCAAATCACTCCGGAGCGTGGTCTGCATCTGATGTGGATGAGATCCAGATCACTGGAGAACTTGCTACATTAAAGAGTGGTTTAATGAGTGCGGCAACCGATGCGCAGAAAAACGCCGATTATGTCGGTGACAGTTATGTTAAAGTGCTACGCATTGGAAAACTTGTAAATGTGTCTGGGCGTTTTAAAGTAGAGACGGAAAAACCGAACGGGCAGGAAAACTATCTATTTTCCGGATTACCCGCTCCTGCTGGTCAGATAATTCCTGTTTATAGTGATACAAATAAGGCTTTTATTATTAGTGTTGCAGGGAATTTGACATCCAACGGTGTAGTGGAAACGCAATTTTACAACATCGATGTCACCTATTCGACAACATAATTAAAGGGCAG